AACTCTAGCTTCCTCTTGGTTAGGATAGTATGAAGCGACTGAGCAGTCGTCTCATCAAAATGAACTCCATGTTGTTGCTGAAGTGTTATCCATTTAGCGAAGTTATGTTCTAGTTCTATTGCTGTAGATGAGTAGTTTTCTTTATGTATTTTATTTAATAATAAATGAGTTACTTCAACATCTCTTTGACAGTACTCCAACATATCTTGATTAAATTCAGTAAAGTCTGAGTGTTCTTGATAATCACCTTTTCTTAAACCTAATCTATAACCCCATGCTTCTAATGAGTGTCTGCCATATAATTTAGCAGGTAATTCTTTATGCTTATAATCATGGTCTAATAAGTTAGTCCATATAAGCCTACTCATTAATAAGGTATCAAATATACGACCCTTATATTCATAATTTAAAACCTTCTTTAAAACTGGAACATCAAAGTCTATTAGATTGTGACCAATAATCATTGATGCTTTGTTTAGTAACTCTAGTGCATCATTAAGGTTATTAGGATTATAACTGTATACCTTATTGGTATTTATATCCTTACAAACAATACAATGAATAACTAAGTTATCTTTGTCTAGAAACCCATTTGTTTCTAGGTCTACTACGATTTGCATAATTTAATTTTTTTCTGACATAACAACCGCCACAGAAATAATCTTTGGTCTTGTCGTTATTAGTTACAAAGATGTCTGACTTCTTTTGACAGAAGTCGCATTTAGGTCTGAATGTCATAATTAATGTATTAAGTGGATTGATATTTTCTCAACACTTGGAAGTATTTGAGATACTGAATTAATAGATTTTGAAATTACTTGATGTGCTTCTACATCACCGCACATTATAACTGGATAAACATTTTCATATTTGATTGCGTTATAAATTGCAGTCATAATAGTTTTACAAGTTTCAAAAACTATTGTTTGTTGTTCTTGTGAAAGTTTTAGGTAGTCTTCTTTTTCTATAAGGAATGAAAGAATGAACTTCGTCAGAAGTTTCTCATTCATCAAAAGTTCCTTCAGTTAATCTACCTGTTTCTTTATTGTATAATAAAGTACAAGCAATTCCTGTATCACCAGAAAATCTATTCTTTAAAACTCTTGCAGTCATAACATTACTTTGAATTTCATCTTGTTGATTTCTTTCAAAACCAATTACTGCATCTGATAATTGTGCTAATGAATGGCTACCTCTCAAATGAGATAGCGAAGTCTGAACACCTTCTTCATGTCCAGTTTTACCTTCAGGTCGTTTTAAGTGAGACACTACAAACATTGCACATTTAACTTCTTCGACAAGTTTTCTTAATTGTGTCATTGTGTTATCAATTAATCTTCTCTCGTCTCCATCAGCTAAACCTGAAATAACTATTGAGATATGGTCAAGTATGATTGTCTTACAATCTAATGATTGAACCATGTATCTAATTCTGTTCATTAAATCTTCGGTATCCGAACTACCAAAGTGGTCATAGAAACAAATGTAATCTTTAATCTTATTCCATTCTTCTACCAATTCATCATCAGTAACTTTTTGTTTTACTTCTGGTATGTGAATTAATTTATTTAAACCTACTGAAACAATTCCTCTTACACTTCTCTTAACGCTTTCTTCTAAAGCTATGTATCCAACTTTTTCTTTTTTATTAATTAAGTGATAAGCAATTTCTCTACATACTTGAGACTTACCTGTACCTGAACCTGCTGTAAGTAATACTAACTCACCTCGTCTGATACCACCAAGTTTCACATTTAAGCCATTCCATTGGTATGGAATACTCTCAACAAAATCGTCTTTTAATAATAGTTCTTTTGTTTCAGAACCTTCAATAATACCCTGTGGTGTGTAGGTTTTAGCTTCCCACATAGCATCAATAATCTTACTTGCTTCACCTTTTTGTAATAATTCATTTGGGTCTTTAGCAGGTAGAGTAGCAATCCTTACCTTTTTAATTGGTAGAATATTTGCACATTCTATAGAAGCACTCTTACCTGCTTCGTCTTCATCAAACATTAAAACGATTTTTTCAAACTTGGATAACCATTCTAATTCTTTTTTAATAAATTTTTTTGCTGATGTTGCACCTGATGGTACTGATACTACTGGAAACTTATTGTTCTGAACTTTAGATACTGAAAGAGCATCAATCTCACCTTCTGTAATAATGACCATCTTGCCACCATCACGCCATAGGTTCTGTCCAAATAAAGTAATCTTATCTGTATCACCTAACCAAATAAATCTTTTATCTTTAAATCTTAACTTCTGTGCAACTCTATTATAATTTTTGTCATAAAAGTTTGCTATGTGTACTGGCTCACCTTTGTATGAACCTGTCTGATAATTAAACTTCTTACATGTTTCACTATCTATTTTTCTACTAGGTAACGCTTCTACTATTCCTTCAATCATATCTGATATTATTTTTTGCTTTTCTATTTTTGGTAATTCACCATTATTTTTTTCATAGGTATGGCAACCGAAACAATATGTATGGTCATCATAAACCGCACAATTGTCTCGGCTACCACAGTTCTCACAAGGACTATGATAAAGAAAATTACTCGTCATCTATTTCAGGAATATCTTCAGGCATTAGTTCTAACTCTGCCAAGTCAGCTTCGTCTGTAAGACCATCTTGAAATTTATAACCTTTTACATCTTCATGTAATAAATATTCTCTGACACTAAATGCAGGACATGTTTTACTTTCATCAAGTTCATAATGTCCAACTATTCTTGCATCAGGATATTTAACTAAAAGTTCTTCTAGAGTTTTCTTTAAACTCTCCCATTGCTCGGCAGTAAAATTATCTTCACTTTGTTTAATGTCATATTCATTACTTCCACCTACTAGACATAAGCCATAGGCAGTATGATTATAACCTTTGACATGAGCCTGAACTGCATTGTCTTCTCTACCTTGTTCTACAGTTCCATCTCTTTTGATAACTTTACCATATCCAATTTTCAACCAACCTCTTTCTCTATGCCATCTGTCTATTTCTTTAGCACCTATGTTCATAGATGGTGGTGTAGCTGAACAATGTATAACTATGTATTTTGTTTCTTGTCTTGCCATATTAATTTCCTGCTTGTACTTGTTGAATTTCTTTCAACCATTCAGTTGGAAAAACTTCTTTAGTTGAATAAATGCAATGATAAGGAAAGTCGTTTAACTCACACCACTTGGCATAAGTCGTTTTACTTTTCTTACCAATTTTTGTTTTTGAATTTGAAAAGATAAACCTAATATCCAATTTAGGATTTTGGCTTTTAACCAACTTCATCTTCTTTCTATCGGCACTATTAAAAGCACCTTTAGTTTCTATGATAAATGAACCCCTAATTGGAAAATCAGGTTTATAAGTCTTCTTAATTTCAGGTTGGAAGTAAGTAACTTTTAGACCTTCATATTTGAAAGTACACTTATGTTTAGTTAAATAAGTATAAACTACTTCTTCCAATCCTGATTTTAATGTAACGTCTTTAGAAATCTGTACTCGTTTGAACTTCTGTCTCTGGTACATTATTCATCTCCTCTGGTGACGTTGTTGCTTCGTAGCCATCTTCTTTAGCAAACAAATCCATTTGTTTACTCTCGACTAATTCAATTACTTGGACAGCTTTTAACTGTGCAGTTACCCCTGCACCTAATGCAGGTGAGTAGTAACCTCTTAAGTTAAATGCTACCTTCATCTTTGAACCGCCCCAGATATTACAACTACTTGGGTTCAGAGGATTTTTCTTAGCATCAAAAAGTGCAGGTCTTTGACTGAAAGGTTCTTTCGTCTTCCTGTTCACTCCAGTAGCTTTCATTTTGTATTTGAAAATTACTGAACCATCTTCAATTGAATATGGCTTTGGTGCTTCTTTTACTTTTTTACCTTTAAGTTCTGTTTCAGCTTTAGAAATACTATTTTGAATAGCTTTCTCATATAAAGCAATCATGTTTTTTGCTTTAGCTTCAGGAACTTTAAGTTTAACAGAATATTCTCCATTCTCATTAAACTTAACGTCAGGTTTATTTAAGTGTGGGTAGATAGCTTCTCCCATTTCACTTACATGTGTGGCTTCTGTCATATTGTACTCCTATGGTTAATTGTTTGGTTAGCCATTAGTGGTACTTAATCGAACACATGTGTTTTTATGTATCGTTTAAAAAAACTAGACGCAAAAAAATACAGACTTTTTAACTTCGTCTAAGTCTAATTCGCCTTTTGCAGGTATTGGTGGAAACTTCTTTTTATTCTTATCTGATAAAATCTGTTTCATTTCCATAGCCCAATTAGCTAAAACATCTTGACTATAAATTTCACAAAATGCTTCTCTCAATGCTTGTGCCATTTTATCTGCATCTGGTGCAACTACTCCGAAGCTGTCATGGATTAAACTAAAATTATCAATTCCAAGTTCTGATGCTTTGTTAACTGACAATTGTAAAACACTAGCATCTAATGAATGGATAAAGTTAGGACAAATAGATTGTTGGGTTTTTCTTCTATCTATTTCTTCAGTAAGATTAGATACAGAAAGTTTAATAATACTATCACCCATCTTTGTCTTAACACGCTTACTTTCTTTTTTGTAAGCTGACATCATTATGGGTAGACCTAATGGACTTGTCCAAGCGACAGGTAAGTTTTCTGATGCAACAAGTTTTGCTACATCTTTTAAAAACTTCATTATATCTTTAGCACCAACAATAACTTCATTGATACTTTTCCATACAATTTTAGTTAAATAGTAAGTTGACTTAAATAAATCATCACCAAAATTATGAGATTTATTATTCTCAACTAATTCTTTTTCAACATGGTCTTGAATGTATTGCCTACATGAATATTGAGTAAGACTGTAAGGTAAACACATGACAGGTTTCTTACAAATCTTTCTATCTATTCCATATTCTAACCATTGTTTTGCCATTGGGTTTGTTTCTTGTTTTAATTTATTAATTACTTTTTCTGCAACTAATCCATAGACATCATTAGGTTTGTTTGATGGTACTAAGTTTGTAGCTTTACCACCTACTTCATCTCTCATCATTGCTGAGTAATGTTGTAGACCTGAGTTAGAACAATC